GAAGATGAACCAGACATCATCATCGGTCAGACAGAACAATGCTTTGTTGATAATAACTTTATCCAAAGCACGCTTCCAACCTACATCTTTAGATGTTGCCTGAATAACATCGCCACCCATGAACGCTTTCTTGGTCTTCCAGTCATATTGTCCGATAGAGAAAGCGGGCGATACTTCTCCCGGCACATCATCGTAACGGTAATTCTTTCCCGTTAATTGGTTCTTGTACCCAGTGACGGAGGCTTCCGTTTCCTCAATCTGCCACGTTTCCCCGTGTACATTCAAAACCTCATCTTTCGCTTTGATAGCGGCTTGAATCAAAGTCTTTGCGATTTCGGGGGTAATGTCTGCCGTTACCTTATCAATATCGGCAAACAAGATTCTTTTTATTCCTACTGCTGAAATCATAATCTTATAGTTTTACATTTATTACTTCAAATAAAATTCTCACATTCACGTAATGGCATTTCAAAGCTGCATCCGCTTCCGCGCCAATTGATTCGATAGAGTAACGATAGGTTGTACCGTCATAGGTGCTTACTACATCATCAAGCAGCTTGTCAGCCTTTCTTTCAAGTTCGTTAAGCCGGATTGTGTTCGCTTCATTCTCGCTTAAATTGGGTACACATAGATTCACTTCTGCAAAAGATTTCTTCCAATACTTTCCCGGCTGTTGTTTCTTCGTGTGGATGACAATCCTTTCGGACTTCAATTCACCCGTCAGCGTTTCACCATCAGGCACTATATCTATTCCGAAAGCCTTGCAGTCCCGATAGAGAATGTTTCCTATGTCGGTAGTTACTATCATTCCACAATCTCCCAATCTTCTGCAAATACATCACTGATAGACGGAACCCATGAATCAGCGCGTCCGGTATTCTCGTTGTAGATAAGACACTGGCTTGTATAGTCAATAAATCCCTTACCTTTCAGAATAAGGTCTTTTGCCGATTGGGGAAGCGATTGCATCTTAGGGATGATGTCGCTTTCGATATGAGCTGGCACTTGTTTGAATACCATCAAACCTTTACCGTTCCAACCACTTCTACGAACAGTCCCACCTTGTTTTAACACTTCGATAGCATCACCGAAACAGATAGGAGTTTCTTTCTTGACTTCTCGATATGATTCTTCAAACAGTTCTTTGGGTGACCAACTTTCATAGCCATATTCAGTACGAGTGTGATATCCTAGTTTATAAGACTCATTCTCTTCTATTTCACTTTTTACCAAGCCTTTACTGCAAGCTTCACCCAATGTCATAGGTTCTGCTTCAATCTGTTTTGTTCCAATGTACTTTTTCATTTTTCAAATTCTTCTTTTAATCGTTTCTCCGCAAATAAAGCAGCACTACTCAAAACATCATACCCTTTAGATTCTACGAATGATGCGTATTCCGCTTCGTTTTTCAATGTCAAACCGTCTTTATTGACATCGTAATCATTGGACGTTCTCAAAGTGAGTGTATGGTCTTGATAATCCCCATGTTCCTCTGCGTACTTCACGGCTTCATCGCCTACATCAATCATCTTCTTTTCGACCTCCCATTCTCCTTCATCGAAAAAGGAGTCGACATCTGAGAAATCGAAATCTACATCCATAATTCCGAGTAGTTAAAGTAGTTTGTACTCTTTACCGTGTAGACTTCGCCTTGACCTCTTACGCCATCACCATCCATGCAACGTACTTCATCACCAGCCTTGACAGTAATTCTTTTCTCACATACTACATGATAATTCGGACGATACACAGAGCCGTTATCAGATGAAAACTCTTTGGTAGTGTTATCATCACAACGGCACTTGCATACCTTCTGCCAGTATTCACCACCTGTTCCGGGAATAGGTCTGCCAAACTCATCCTTGTCCATCGGGGTGATAACTTTTACCTGCAATATGTGTGGGGCGAATATCATAAGAAAGTCACTTTAGGTTTGTTACCCAGTTCGTCTTTCAAACCGTACTGTTTACACAGAAATGAATAGTAATCCTTAATGCCTTGAATGTTCCAAGACATAGAAAAACCGCTTTCGCTGATGGAAGTGGCACGAAGCAATAGAGAGGGGATGAACTTCGCAATTGCCACCGACACCCGTGTTTGGCAATCCTCGTTCATCTCACCCCCTCCGCTTATCTTTGCGTTCAGACATATATCGAAAAGGTCAGCCTCCGACAAGTTAACGCTGAAGGTCTGAAACTTCTGTAATATATAATCGTTTACTGTCATGCGTTCATCTCACTCAAATCGAAGTTCACAATCAGGTTCGGGTTCGCAATCTGCGGAATCCATTCGGCTGTGTATTCCAGATAGCGACCATTGCCGTCCTTGTAACCTGAAATCAGCATATCGCCATCTGCCTGAGTGTAATTACGTCCCGGTACACCATCCACAGCTTCATAAGGAGTGTGGAAGCGCATATAACCGATTTTATCCTGCGGAAGCAGGGAAATACGACCATCTGCATAAATGGGGATATTCTTACCTGTTTGGTCTACCACATAATCTTCCTTGATTTCAATAGCCGGAAGTCCGATACCTGTAAAAATGGTAGAAGCCAGTTGCGAGGTGATAAGCCCGGTAGACATATACATTTCATTGCCTGTAAGCTGCATTTTGAACTTATCTCCAAATTCACTTGAACCGATAATATTCTTGATGAATGTGCCACGGCTCATAATCATCTTGGGGAATGTGCCGTAAATAGATTTCAGCTCATTCAGTTTCTGCTGCAAGTAAGTGACGAAATAGTCTTTATCCTCTGTGTCCGGCTTGATAAACTTAAACGGCAAGTCGATGTTCAATAAGTCAATTCCTCCGGCATTGTCGTCCTTGTTCTTCACGCTTGCTGCTCCAGTCATCAACAGAGAGCCTACGATAATGTCCATACGCTTGTGCGGTGCCAGCAATACCTGACGGTAATCGTCATAGATGAAGTCCACGATGTCACGCATGGCTGCTTTCTGGTCTTCCGGTTTGGCGGCATTATACTTATCTATCAAGTCCTGCAAGTCAGACAAACGGTCGATTGAGATTTGATAGCGGTCACCCAAATAGGCAATCTCACCATATCCGGAACCGATATTCCTGCGTTCACGGATAGGCTTTTCGCCATAACGGGAGTTGATGGAACCAGCCATCACGCCAGTAACCTGACCGATGTAGTCTTTAAATACACGAGTAGTAGTCCTACGGAAGCCCAAATACTGCTGCCAATAAATTGTGTCCTTTCTTGTCTTGAGGACACGCTGAATCACTGCATTTACAATGTTCGGGTCATTAAACAATGTATGAATAGTTAGCATCATATATTAGTCCTCCTTTCTTTATTTTGCCATTATACCTGCGTTTTTCAACGCTGTCAATAATCCGTTAAAGTTTTCTACCGACACCGTACCAGATGCATCATTCACTTTGGCTGCCTGCTTTACACCTCCAAAAGCAGAAGTCGTAGCTGCTGTTAAAGTATACTTGTTAGCTTGTGCTGCAACCCCATCCAATTTGGCTTTATCTTCCTTACTCATCAAACCGTCCTGACTAGAAGAAGCCTTAGGAATAGATACGGCTTCTTTTTCTTGTTTGACATCCAAAGCGTTAAACTGGAAGTGCGGCATATTCGCCTTGTCAATATCTGCGAAAGGCATTACCAGCTTGGTCGGTTCGATTTCAAACGCACGCATCAAAAGGGAAACCAATACTATGCCATCCTCTACCTGCTTCCTTTCATACAGAGCTGAATTTGCGATAACTTTGGGCGTTGTACCGTCTGCGGCTGTCGCTTCGTAAAGAACTGTTCCAGCTTCTAGATTTTCTCCAAAGTCTGCCGCTAACGTCAGCTTATCAAAAGCTTTGTCAGCCTTGTCAATAGCGTTGATTGTCGCTCCATGCGCACCGTTACCCAAGTGCATACCTTTGTAAGCCAAAGAACGTTTCTTGATTTTCAATGTGGTATTGGAGCCTGTTGTAAACTTCTCATATACTTCCACACGGATAGCCACTTGGGATGTTTTCTTCACCAAGTCAGCTGCAATCGGTGTGAATGAGGGCAAGTACGAGCCGACAACGAGGTTGGTTGTGTCCAACTTGTACGGACCTCTGCGTCTGCGTCCGGTTTCTACGTCGTAGCGTTCTTCCTGCTCAACTTCCGGTTCAAGATTATACTTAAATCCTGCTGCCATAAAATCACTGTTTTTGTTGTTCTACAATTTCTTTAGTGTCGTCTGCAATCATTTTCGCAAACGACTGAGTCTCATTCTCCAGTTCTTTTTTTGCTGTATCTGGAGGAACTACACCCTTAAAGCCGTCATTCGCAAACTCCTGCTTCAAGTCCTTGAAGTATGCGTCCAAGTCCTCATCGTCCTTAATGGCGCATCGTTTGGCGTAGTTTTCGGGAATACCATACTCCTTTGCCTTTGCCAAAATCTGCTGGCTACGTGTTGTTTGAGCCTTTTCCGTTTCTAACTGTGTTAGCTTATCAGAAAGGTTCTTGTTGGAGTCAATTAAAGCTTGCGCCCATGCAGGCACATCGTCTTTATTCTCTTCCGTTTTGGTGGTTGTGGTAGTCTCGATTGGCTTACCGTCTTTAAGGTTATGCCTCTTCTCGTAGTTAGTCACTGCCGTTTTTGAAGCATCCCCGGCACGGAAATCACCATAGGAATTAAGCACGTCCGAAAAACTGATACCCTCAACAATGGAGTTTACTTTTGTCTCGTCCGTTACACCCTCTGCCTTTTTGGTGGCAATGCGGGTAAGAATAGCAGTGTCCACCCCAGCGAATTTCTGTTGTAGCCCTGCTAAGATTTGTTCTAAGATTGTCATACCGTATGAATTTGATTTATAAATTTCTACGGTAAATTTCGTTATTTATAAAGAAGGTGAAAAATTATCAGATAGGTGATACACGACAATAAAACGATTGTCGTAAAATGGTATAAAAAAAGGCGTGAAACCGAATGAATCACGCCTAAAATATATCACGACAAAAACTTATACTTATACTCCCAACACTATATTTGCATCAATATTTAGCTTCCGGCTTATCTCACGAGCAACTTTCAAGGTTGGTTCACATTTACCAGATATATAATCACTTAATCGTGATGGGCTGACACCAACTAACTTTGCAAGTGATTTTTGATTAAGCCCCATTTCGTACATACGAAGTTTAAGAACATCCACAAGTGTTGGTTCTCCCAATGCAAAATGTTCTTCGGAATAATCAGCAACCAAATTAGAAAGAAGCTCCAATTCTATGCTATTTGGGTCATTCAAAGGAGTATCATCTTTCACTAATGGAAGAAGTTCCTCTACTCTTTTCACCGCCCATTCATATTGGGCTTGATTTTCTATCTTTGTCATAATCCTAAATATTAGCGCAATCTATTTTATCATATTCTTTATGAGTACCAATAAAGCGAATATACACAAACTGAATAGTGAATTTAATCACTACTACCAAACGATAGTTATTGCCTTTGATATTGAAAACATAGTGTTGATTACCTACATTATCAACGCTATTAAACGTTTTCTTAATATCGGCAAAACAGGTCCACTTGCTTCTTTTCACAATGGTAGTCCATTCTTGCAAAGCGACCTTTGAATCGGGATGGTTCTCTGCATATTCTTTTAATGCTTGTTCGGTAAATATTCTCATTGGTTACTCAATTATCGTGTGACAAAAATACATATATAATTCTATAATTCAAAATTATATTCTAATATTTACAATTTAAAGAGCAAAAAAATAGCGGCAACTCCAAAGAGTCACCACTAACTATCCTATTTTCCCTATCAAAAAATTATAAATCCCGTAATTTTTCTGACTAAGAGGCGTTTTTCTGTCCCTTATTTCCGATTTGCTCATTCTTTGCCACCTGTTCCTCTTTGATTTCCTTCAGCTCTTCATCAATGCGATCCGCGTTCCCAGCAAACATAATGCCCTCACGTCTTGACCATACACCACCACTAACAGCGGAGACAGCCGTAGTAACCTTATCATTCAAATCATCAATCATATATGGAACCAGTTCTGTTTCTATGTCAATGGTCTGCGATGCCTTGCTAAACTCGGTTGGATTGATAGAGCCTAAAGCGGAAACAATGAAATTTACTCTCCGCTGCAAGAACTCACCGATAACCTCACCGTGATTTTCTACCGCCATATGTGCACCCATAAACATGAAGCGGAAAGCAGTGCCGGAAGCCTTGCCTATGCCTTTCAATGTCTCAAACGATATTCTTGGAGTGTTTGACATATCATAAGCCATATTAGTGAGTGTTTCTGCTTCAAAACGTACCGTATCCGGAACTTGGTTCCACGTCAGATACTGGGCATCCGCACCTTCACCTGTAAGTTTGACCATTCTATCCTTAACCTTACCCATGAAACCCTCTACATCTCCAATTAGCTTCAGCAGTGGGAAGAAATGGTAGTCTATACAATCAGCATAATTAGATAACAGTTTTTCCAGCCGGACACGGAATGTCTTTATCTTCTTGCAATAAGGTTCAGGACGATAAGCATAAAGAACCGGTAGTTTTGGGAATCCATGAGCAAAAGGCGTTCTTTCTTCATACCCTTTAGACAAATCCCATTGATAAACCATTTTGTCCGTGATAGTCATAAAGCAGGTGACCTCCGAATCATCCATGAGCTTCTTTTTATACTCACGTGAGAAAGCAATCATTTTACCTTCGTCGTTAAAGAACGGGTATAGTTTATCACCTCTGAATGGAGACCATAACACGCTTTTCAGTTTCTTGGTGGGCTTGACCTTGCCACCGAACGTAGTCTTAACTTTCTTCCAAAACTTTGCCCAAAACGAATCATCATCGGTAACATACCAATATTCTGCCGCTTCTTGTTCGGAGAGCCAGGCACGGACAATCTTCTTGTTTTGGTATTTGATTTTGTTGGATTTAAATACAGCCTTTACCGCATCCAGCAGCTTCTTTTCATCATCATCAGTTGGAGTGCAATCCATAGACGGTTCTGTGCCGACTGTAAAAGCAGTTTGGATGTTCACGATATCCTGTTCCAATGGAATGGAGATACGGTTCACCGGTTCAGTCTTATACTTTGCTTCGATTTCATAAGTCTTACCCGTTTTTTCATCGAAGTGCTTCTCTGCTTCTTTTTCAAGAACCTTTCTGTCCGGATATTTCTTTTTGTCAACCATGATTTCATGTCGTTCCGGATTCCAATCATCCCAAAGTTTGCAACGGTCGGGAAGTTCAGTCTTCCTACCTTTCTTCAGGTAGTTTATCTTCTGCCCGATGTCAGGCAATGCTAATATTTCTTCTAAATTCAATGGCATAGTTTATATTTTTAATGTGTGAATATTCCTGTTAAATCTTTCGGCTTCTGAATCTTACCAAGAAGCTCACCCAATACATAGTAACGTACAGCATCTATACAATTATGCACGAGAACCCCATTAGCAAAATATTCATGTTCACCTTCAATGGTCAAATCATATACCTCGCAATAGCTTTCACTTATTGTTTTTACGTCTGTTACTTGCTTGCAGTTTATGTGCGCATTCTTTTGAACAGCATTTGGGCTTAAGATACTTGTTCCCCATGAATGTGATTCCGCAGTATTGGCACACCATTTCTGTCGTACATTTAGGCGAGGTGTACTGCCATTTGTGATGGCATTTCTTTGAGCAAAATCGCTGATGAACATTTGTTGCTGTGAATCGTCCGCCACATTGCTCGCACACTCTCTCTTCGCTCTGTAATCGGGCAATTGCCTTAATTCTTCTTTGATTCCAATTTGATTTTGTATATGCGCCTTTTGTGTTAAGACCCATTCTGACAATATTGTCAATTTTCTCCGGATGTAGCCTATTATGTTCACTTCTTGAAACCGCTTCAAGGTTTTCAATCGAGTTATTGAGCGGATTGTGGTCAATGTGGTGGATAATCTTTCCATTCGGAATTTCCCCATGATAGAATTTGTAAACGGCATGATGCAGCATCTCGCTCTGTTTGTTTCCGTGTCCAAATTTCCAATAGTAATAATTGGGGTGTTTCCCATTTGGATACCGTTTGTACACTCTCCCGTTAAATTCGATAGAACAAACAACTTGTCCCCTTTTGTTAATTTTCCGTACTTCTTCCATTTTCCGTTTGCGTTAAATTTATGTTCTAAGGTAGCAAAAAATGTTCGTTTTTCAAAGCCTATAAAGGCTTCTTTTTCAATTACTTTTCTTACTCCGTTATTGTGTTTCTTAAGCACTTTTTTATAACCATTTCGTGTAAGAACATAATCCCCGACCCGAATATCCTTGATAGGAATATCGCCATTTATGGTAGTAATCAGTGTGTCTCCACGAAAGCAGTGGTTGTTTGCATCCACTGGAGTGTTTATATACCTTCCGTCTTTATCTTTATCCCATACATAATTCCTCAGCTCATTTTGCAGGTTGTATGAACGCTTGGTTACGAAAATTTCAAGACTTTGCATTTTGTCAATTCCTGCATTGATTGATCCAGCACCTTTTTCGACGGCATATATCCTTATTCCCCCGTTATGGATTTCTTGTATCAATCTCGGATCTGCGCTATCGGCAATAGTTTTCATGCCCCAGGGTCTAAGCGATTTGACTATATCGGTTGAAAGCAATCCGGTTCGGTAATCTACTTCGTCAAGATATAGTCTATTATCCCATATTCCGCACCTAACTATCGCTGTGGGGTCCATGCTATACCCAAAGTCCAGCCCTATGCCAACTTTTTTGCATTCAGCCGGGAACTCGTCAACAATTCCCCACTTCTTGAACACAGCACCTTCTGCAACGTCAGCCCACCGGCCGATAACCACATGAGCATACTTTTCAGGATTACTCACCTTCATATCTTCCACCTCTTTCAGGAACTCAGGAGAAAGGTTATCCAAGTT